GACATGAAGAATGCTTCGGCAATATTGTTCGGAACGAACGCAAACTCGTCAAGGAATACTACGTTAAAGGAACGACCACGAACAGAGCTGCCAGAAGTAGAATCCGCAAGAGCGCGAGATCCATTTGCCAGTTCAATAGAACCTTTATTCCATTCTTTGACGCCCTGCTGTAGAAAGCGCGGCAGATATTCAAAAGCTAACTGTAGACGACCCATGATTTCGCGGGCTGTTGCGGCCTTGTTGGCAAGAATGGCTACGTTTACATTTTCATTGAACAGAATGTAGTGTAATAAAAATGCAACAGATGTGGTTGTCTTACCGACCTGACGTGGAAGTTTACAGATGGAAAAGCGATTCTCATGAAACGTATTGAGCATGTCTTTCTGAAAATCCCACATGCGAAATGGCATAAGACCATGATCAACGTTGATGATCTTCATGTATTTTGTGGCAAAGTATACAGGATCGTCAGCGCACTTTATAAACTCGTCTAGCTCTTGCTGAGAGAAAGCATGTTTGTAATCTTCTTTTGGAAGATTTGGATTGTTATTGTAACCTTTACTCATTTATAATATGGGTTCTTTGGATCAGCATCGCCTGTCACATCTGGCCACCAATCAAGTTCATACTTTTTACCATTCTTAAACATTGCCTTCATTGACTTGATGCGAGACTCATATTCTTCTTTACTTGGCTTAACGTTACCTTCTACCACATCTAGCACATACTGTATTGTAACTGCATTTGCGCTTAGACTTGCACATCTTGCGCCAACTTCACCTTTAAGATGGTCAAGAAGAATGCTCTCGCTGCTATCTGCCAAAGCATTTGACAACTTATGTGGAACTTTTAGATCAACATAAGAATAAACATAGTCGTAGTGTGGCACAGGCGAAGAGTGTAGAATATACTCATCTAACACTTCAATTCTCTTGAATCCGTCTACATCATACCATACTGCTCTATTAGCGGTCAATTCGTCTGGTTTACCAAAAAACTTTTGAAGATGCTCGGTATATTTGACAGGTTCTTCATTTTTCCACTGTGAAAGCGAAGAACCGACGGACTCTTTTATAAACTGTTTAAAGCTTTTCATTTCTCTTCTCTTCTTTAACTCGTTGAAGTAATTCGGCTGTACTGCCAACAAACACTGCTTTTTCAACTGTTACAGTAGTTTCTTCTTTTTTGCCATTATCTTTAAGGTCTTTAGTCTTCTTCTGCAAATCGTAAAGGTCTTTGGTTGTATCTGCCACAGTTTTCATAAGTGTAGCCAAAACTTCATATGCTCTTGGACTTTCCGACTCTTTAGCTAAGTCGGTAATGCCTTCAATAGCCTGATTGCCTTTACTAATCAAATCACGAAAAGTTCTGCGAGAAAGATTATAGTCGGCTTTTATGTCATCTTCCTCATGCGGAGTATTGACTATAACTTCCTGTTCTTTCTTTGGCGGTATAATTTCCACACTTTTTGAAGATTCTATACCAAGAGCTTCACTTAGCGCATCATGTGTCTTACTCATATTGTATTAGGCCACTCTGTAATAGTTGTTGTATATCCGTAATCATCTTCAGGTTCAGCATCAATAGGATTAGGTTCAATCTTGATCTCAACCAACTTGAGCGGAGCTGCTTCAAAAGATGAAAGATTGTAAGAAGCATTCGTAGATACCGCTATAATCTTACTGTTTGTCGTAAACGTACCTTGTGCGCCTGTAATCACAAGCTTGCCTGTGTTTGCATTCCATGCAAATACTTTACCGAATGCTGTAGCAGTCTGATAGTTACCGCCCTGATAGACAGTATCATCTATCTTATATGTTCCATTATTTCCGTTGTTTGTGTTAACACGAACAATAGATCCTGCTTGAAGACTATCATCATGATAGATATTTGTAAAGACTTTTCTGATGATACCCTGAGTGGCAACTGGACCAAAATAGTATGTTTTCATTGTAAAGTTGAGTGTCCATGAAACATATCTAACAGAGTCAAAGTTACCTTCATGTTCAATAGTGTTTGTTACGTTGTTCAAAACAATAGGAATGTCTTTGAGAAAGTCCATCTCAGGAATAACATTGGCCGTGATCGTATAACCAGGAGCAAAATAAGGTAAAATTTGCTCAACAATATGGGTACCATCGTCCACATTACGAGCATATATTTGAAGATCGAAAGATAGATTGTATGGTACACCCATGTATTGAGTTGCAAACTTGCTTGAAGTGTTTGCACTACTATTTCTTATTAGAGAGTTTTGTTTTCTGGTAGCATCGTATTGAAAGCCAACAAGTTCAAACGACATGCGAGGAAGCAAAACCTGAATAGGTCTGTTCAAATCAGGATCCGCTCTTAGTCGTGAAAAGTACTTTTCTTTTGGAGCATATACGATAGGCACTTTAAAGCGTTCTATTTCACTGCCAGTTTCCTTGTTCTTTCTCATTACGGTAATAGTATTGAACATATTACCAAAAAGAATAACATACTTACGAGTTAGCTGATGATAAAAGTATTGACTTGATAGCATTATGGAACTCCAAATGGATTAATTTCACTCAAATCAATAAATGTAGCGGCCTCATTTTGAATAACTCTGTTATCACTATCATCATAATCAACTAAGTCTGCCAAATCATCACTGCTTGTTAGAGTATAACGAGTGTTTGATGTGACGCCAATAACAGGTAGAGTATTACTAAATGCTCCCTTGATGTTTACAACTTCCAAAATCTTGTTTTCTGGAATCCAATGCTTGACTTCGGCAACCACTGTAGCATAAGCAAGATTTGCTCCCTGATAAACATTTTCGTCAAGAATGTAATTGCCAGATCCGCTGCCAAATGTAAGCTGAATGGTATATCCAGAAGAATGTTCAATCGCGTCAATTGCATCATCTCCTGTCTCAAAGTCTTCGTTGCTATAACGGAAGACTTCACAGCGCAATTCATATATATAAGGATTACGCTTGCCTAGTGAGAAGAATAGCAGTTCTTCTTCAACAAACTTGATTTCAAAAATTTTAGCTAACAAAGGAACATAGATCAGATCGCCTTCGCGAGGTCTGATAGCGATAGTTTTTGGAACATATCTTTCAAACGTTCTACGAGAAATAACAAAGTTTGATGTATCACGAATTTCTAGACCAAACTTAGAGAAGAAGTCGCCGTCGCCTTCATAACCTTCAACGTTGGCTAGATACATTTCCATTCTGTATGCACGACTAAATTTGGAATTGACACTCTCGCCTAATACATCATCAGCAGAATCATATACTTCTCTAGGAAGATACTGAACGTCATGTCCCATAATTTGAATAGATTCAACAATCAAATCCTCTAGTAAAAGATTTTCGTTTGTCGTTGCTGGATTAAAATTGTTGAAATAATTTGAGGTTGCCATGTCTTATCCAAGAAGAAACTGAGGTGGTTCTTCGTATGTGTTACGGATTAAGTCTTCTATTTCTTTAATTTCGGCAACAGCTTCGTCATAGATTTGCTGACCGTTCATAGTAATACCGCCAGGCAACTGCATACCACCAAACTTCTTCATATTGTTGCCCCAAACTCTCTTGATATAAGAAGTTGTCAGACGCTTGAGCATTCTATCATTCCACACATCAGTATATGTGTCAGGATCGACTATTATGAAACCTTCAATAACTAGCCACTCGTCTGGCTGAACCATTGCCCAGTTCATGTCCAAATATAGCTTGTCGGTATGACGATTGAAACGAATTGGTTGTTCACCAGAAAATAGCAAGTCCAGTGTGCGAATGTGCTGCATTGTCAAAACATAGTTGACATATGATGTGGATGTAAAGTCATACAGTTCATGTAGGCGCAACTGATAGCGCAAGTCAAACATATTGATCGTGGCGTTAGTCGTGCTTACAGGAAAAACTCTATTTACACCAATGATGTTTTCTGTGATTGGAATGTATTGATTGGTAATGTTTTCGGCAGTAAGTTTATGCTTGAGATACCAACGTTCTACTCCATCAAAATGAAAATCTTGAAAGTATTGTAGAGACATGTCTACACAGTCATCAACTTGATCATCATCAACGTTGATCTGAATAACTGGATGACCCAATTGTCTTAGGCACCAATCTTTGTGTTGTTCTCTGCTTGCTGGTATAGCCATTTTTTTACCTCTTTATAGAGTATTTATATGTTAGGTGGTTCTGGCCATGTAAAATTGAATGGATCTTCTACTGTATCTGGCAAATCTCTGAGAGCTTGTCGATAATCTGATATGGCCTGTTGCTTTTCTGGAGTATATCTCATCCAACGATCAGGCAAGACCAAAACGTCAGTTTCTTGTAGCTTCTGATCTCTTTCAAATCTTAGACCTGCCCAAGTAGCATGAAATTCTTGTAATTCTCTTTCAGTCGCTTCTTCTTGAGTAAAAGGAACTTCAAAAACTCCATCTAATGTAATTACAGTGTGAAAGTATTTTGTCATTTTTATTCCTTAACTATAAGCATAGACATAAACTGTTCCTGCGTCAAAATTACCAGAAGCAAAACCAAATCTAACATTAGACAATGCTGCCGTGCCGCCAGCGCCTGGAAGTTCCCATGTTCCTACATTTGAACTAGAGCGATCTTGTGGGCTTGTATTCCATACTATAACTTTAGTTGATGTTGTTGCAGATGGTCTGTAAACAAGTATGTGTCCGTTTAATGCTGTAGAAGCCGCAACAGGCGGAGAAATGTTTATTGCTGTCGTAAACGTTACACCCTTATCATCCGAAAACTGAATCCTAAGTGGCTGAGAAGTTGCTGCGCCATGACTCAGACCTCTAAGCATAACACTAAGATGAACAGGTGCCGGCCCTGACCAATTTATAGATCCTGCAGTAACCCAACTATAATCTGCCGTAGTACCTGTTCCTACAGAAGCGGCTGCTAACTGTTTTCCTCCAAGTTCTGACTGATGCCAACCGTCCAGCTGATCGGCATCTAATAATGATCCTGTACCATCAACAGTCAATAATTTGCTTAAAACATCTGCTGCTGTATACGATGAAGAAGGTAGTGCCGCATTCGCAACAGCAAATGCCTGATTTGCTTGACTAAACGCTACGTTACCTCTTAAGAAGGCTCCTGCTGCCCATGTTTCAGCAGTATTAGCGTCAGCGAAGGCTTGATTAGCTTGGAAGAATGCTGCATTGGCATGAAGCCATGCAACGTTACCTCTTAAGAAGGCTCCTGCTGCCCATGTTTCAGCAGTATTAGCATCAGCGAAGGCTTGATTAGCT